TATGAGATATCCTAATGACTATCTTTTGTCTCAGGGCGTAGAGGCTGGCGATGAGGTTACGTTTCGTCCGGAGAGCGAGTACGAGTTTCAAGTTGACGGAGAGAAGTTGTATAGGATGTTTGACCACCAGATAACATGCAAGATTCAAAGAAGCTAAAGGAGCGCATCATCGCTGCGGGGCGCATCGCTGTTGAAGAGCTCATCAAGGTGGCTCAAGAGGATATCCTTAAGCCGGGCGAAGACGACGACCTCGCAGCGGACAGGCTAAAGAATGCGGCGGCTACCAAGAAGCTCGCCATCTTCGACGCGCTAGAGATTTTGAGTCGCATCGATTCCGAGGAAGAGGCTTTAGCGGAGACTCCAAACAGGACTGATAGTAAAGTGGGTTTTGCAGAGCGAAGGTCTAGATAGTCTATACACCACTGTGGTGGGGCACGTATCCAAGGGGGTCGTTGCCAGTAAGAACCGTGCTAAGACGTGGCACTACGGCTATAACGAGAAGTACGACATGGTCGTCATCTCTAAGTCGGGGCGGATAGGTGAGGTCATCAATATCAACGGGCTGTGTATCGCCCTTCCTCCCACTCCCAAAGACTTGCCACAGGGGAAAAACCGATGGGTACGCGAGGAGCTACCTAAGTCGTTAAGCCGCATACAGAACATCTTCCAGTGGAACGATATGCACAACGCCTTTAAGGCGAACTGGGTGGACTATATCGAAGCGGAATTCGACCGCCGCGAGGACGGTCATTGGTTCATTAACAATGGTGTCCCTACCTATATGACTGGTTCCCACTACATGTATTTGCAGTGGACAAGTATCGATGTGGGCTACCCTGACTTCCGTGAGGCGAATAGGATATTCTTTATCTTCTGGGAGGCGTGTCGTGCCGACTCCCGCAGCTTCGGTATGGCTTACCTTAAGATTCGCCGTTCGGGGTTCTCGTTCATGGGTTCTTCGGAGTGTGTCAATACGGGTACGCTGGCTAAAGACTCACGGGTTGGGATACTCTCGAAGACAGGTTCGGATGCAAAGAAGATGTTCACGGATAAGGTGGTGCCCATTGCTAACCGACTTCCGTTTTTCTTCAAGCCTATACAAGACGGTATGGATAAGCCTAAGACGGAGCTGGCTTTCCGTGTTCCGGCGTCTAAGATTACGAAGAAGAATATGTACGATATCGAGGCGGAAGAGATTCTCGGCCTCGACACAACTATAGACTGGAAGAACACCGACGATAACTCCTACGACGGAGAGAAACTTCTCCTGCTGGTACATGACGAAAGTGGGAAGTGGATTAAGCCCAACAACATCCTCAACAACTGGCGCGTCACCAAGACGTGCTTGCGTTTGGGAAGTAAGATTATTGGAAAGTGCTTGATGGGTTCCACCTCGAACGCATTGGCTAAGGGAGGTTCCAACTTCAAGAAGCTGTACGAGGACTCTGACCCCGCTATGCGTAATGCCAATGGGCAGACCAAGAGCGGTATGTATTCCCTATTCATACCTATGGAATACAACATGGAGGGTTTCATAGACCAGTACGGGCACCCCGTCTTCCATGCTCAAGAGAAGCCTGTAAAGGGCGTCGATGGTGAGATGATTCGCGGGGGTGCTGTAGACTATTGGCAGGCGGAGGTCGAGAGCTTAAAGAGCGACCCCGATGCGCTCAACGAATTCTACCGTCAGTTCCCACGCACGGAGTCCCATGCCTTCCGTGACGAGAGCAAGCAGAGCCTTTTTAACCTCACTAAAATCTACCAGCAGATAGACTATGCCGACAGCCTAGTCAAGGAGCACTACCTCACGCGGGGGTCTTTCAGTTGGGAGAACGGAATCAAAGACAGCAAAGTAATATTCCGTCCCGACAAGCGCGGTCGTTTCAATATCTCTTGGTTCCCTAAGACGGGATTACAGAACCGATGGATAGACAAGCGTGGTGTGAAATTCCCTGCCAATGAGCACCTTGGTTCTTTTGGATGTGACTCCTACGACATTAGTGGTACTGTGGGTGGCGGCGGTTCTAACGGTGCTCTCCATGGAATGACCAAGTTTCACATGGATGACGCTCCCACCAACCAGTTCTTTTTGGAGTATGTCGCCAGACCACAGACGGCAGAGATATTTTTCGAGGAGGTGCTCATGGCATGCGTGTTTTATGGGATGCCTATCCTTATTGAGAATAATAAGCCAAGGCTATTGTACCACTTTAAGAACCGGGGGTACCGTGGCTTCTGTATGAATCGCCCCGACAAGCATCTTAACAAGCTCTCTAAGACCGAGCGGGAGCTCGGCGGTATCCCCAACAGTTCTGAGGATGTTAAGCAGGCCCATGCCGCAGCTATCGAGAGTTACATAGAGAAGCACGTAGGCATAGACATGGATGGAACCTTCCGTGAGAACGGTGAGATGGGTGAGATGCCTTTCGTTCGTACCCTCGAGGACTGGGCCCGCTTTGATATCAGCAACAGGACTGCTTTTGACGCTACTATTAGCAGCGGTCTCGCTGTTATGGCGAACCAAAAGGACCTGTATACGCCTCAACAGAAGAAGAGTTCAATAAGCATTACCTTGCCTAGGTATACCAATAAGGGTTTCAGGAGCGAACTCAACAGATAAATGAAGGATGTCAAAATCAACATTTCTTCCGCAGGGTTTCCGAGTCAGTTCGTTTCTGACAAAGAGAAAGCCTCGGATGAGTATGGCCTAATGATTGGTCAAGCCATTCAATACGAGTGGTTTAAAAAAGATGGCAACCAGTGCCGGTTTTATGACCAATGGCGAGAGTTTAACCGCTTGCGTCTGTATGCTCGTGGTGAGCAGAGTATCGCCAAGTACAAGAACGAGCTTGCTGTCGACGGCGACCTCTCGTATTTGAATCTGGATTGGACGCCGGTCCCTATCCTTCCTAAGTTCGTAGACATCGTCGTCAACGGCATGTCCGAGAGGGTCTTTAAAGTCAAGGCATACGCCCAAGACGCGCTGTCCCAGTCTAAGCGCAGCAAGTACCAAGACATGGTCGAGGGGCAGATGGTAGCCAAGCCGGTTCTGGAGATTATACAACAGAACTCTGAGGTCAATCCGTTTATGATGGACCCCGACGAGTTGCCTAACAGCGACGAGGAACTTAAGGTCTATATGCAGCTTAACTACAAGCCTGCTATTGAGATTGCCGAGGAGGAGGCCATCAACACCATCCTTGAAGAGAACCACTATACCGACTTGCGCAAGCGTTTAGATTACGACCTTACCGTATTGGGCATCGGGGTATCTAAGCACGAGTTCTTGCCCGGAGCCGGCGTTCAGGTCTCGTATGTCGACCCCGCCAATGTGGTATACAGCTACACTGAAGACCCATATTTCAAGGACTGCTTCTACTGGGGAGAAATTAAGACGCTCCCTATCACGGAGCTCATAAAGATTGACCCCAACCTCACCAACGAGGACTTGGAGGAGATTAGTAAGTACAGCCAGAGCTGGTACGACTACTACAACGTGGCTCAGTTCTACGAAAACGATATCTTCTATCGCGACACAGCTACGTTGATGTACTTCAACTACAAGACGACCAAGAAGATTGTCTATAAGAAGAAGATTCTTGAGGGCGACGGAGCCCGCGTAATTGAGAAGGACGACCAGTTCAATCCTCCCGAAGAGATGATGGAGGAGGGTAAGTACGAGAAGGTCGAGAAGACCATCGACGTATGGTATGACGGCATCATGGTCATGGGCACCAACATCTTGCTCAAGTGGGAGGAAGCTTACAACATGGTGCGTCCCAAGTCTGCCAGTCAGCACGCTCTGCCCAACTATGTGGCTACAGCACCGCGTATGTACAAGGGTGTTATCGAGTCGCTTACGCGGCGTATGATTCCTTTCGCCGACCTCATTCAGATTACCCACCTCAAGCTCCAGCAGGTCATCTCGCGTACCGTTCCTGACGGCGTGTATATCGATGCCGACGGACTCAACGAGGTCGACCTAGGTACGGGCAATGCTTACAGCCCTGAAGACGCACTCCGGCTGTACTTCCAAACCGGTAGCGTTGTGGGAAGGTCGTACACCCAAGATGGGGACTACAACCAAGGTAAGGTTCCTATTCAGGAGCTCAACAGCAACAGCGGTGCGGCTAAGACGCAGATGCTGATTGGCAATATGAATCACTACTTGCAGATGATTCGTGACGTAACGGGCTTGAACGAGGCCCGCGACGGTAGTACCCCAGACCCACACTCTTTGGTGGGCTTGCAAAAGCTGGCCGCCGCCAACAGCAACACGGCTACGCGCCACGTCCTTGACGGCAGCCTTTTTATGTTCCGGTCTCTGGCCGAGGCCCTCACGTACCGTATCAGTGACGTACTAGAGTATGCTGATTTCAAGGAGGAGTTTGTAAACCAGATTGGTAAGTACAACGTCAGTATCCTCGAGGAGATTAGCGAGCTATACCTGTACGACTTTGGCATTTTCATTGAGGTCACCCCCGACGAAGAGGAGCGGCAGCAGCTTGAGGCTAATATCCAAATGGCCTTGAGCAAGGGCGGTATCGACCTTGAGGACGCCATCGACATCCGAGAGATTAAAAACCTGAAGCTCGCCAATCAATTGCTTAAGATTAAGCGCGTCGCCAAGCAGGAGGAGGAGCGCCAGTTCCAGCTTCAGCAGCAGCAGATGCAGGCGCAAGCCAACATGGAATCCCAGCAGATAGCAGCGCAATCGGCTATGCAAAAGATTCAGGCTGAGGCCCAGAGCAAGATGCAGGTCAAGCAGGCGGAGATTGCTTTCGATATTGAGAAGATGCAGGCCGAGGCACGGGCTAAGGCGCAGCTCATGGACCTTGAGTTTCAGTACAATATGCAGCTTAACGGCATGCAAGAGAAGGGTTTACAGCAACGGGAAGACGAACGCGAAAAAGCAAAGGCAGACCGTATCAGTCAGCAAAACTCTGAGCAAAGCAAGCTTATTGACCAACGGAAGAATAACTTACCACCCATGAAGTTTGAATCTAACGAGGACAGCCTCGATGGGTTCGACTTGGCAGAATTTAGTCCACGATAAAATATATATAAATGGAAATTAAAGTACGTGACCTCGGTGAGGTCGAAGCAAAATCTACGCAGCAGGTTGAACAGGAGCTGCTCGATAAGCATGAGGCGGAGGTAAGCGGTGAGACCGCACCTGAGCCTGAGGCGCCAACGCTGTCAGAAGATGACGTAAGGTCTTTCTTGAGCAACCGCTATGGCCGGGAGATTAACTCTTTGGATGAGCTGGCTGAGGTGCGCGAGACGACACCTGACTTGCCTGAGGACGTAGCTGCATACTACAAGTACAAGCAGGATACTGGTCGCGGCCTTGAGGACTTTATGAAAGTCAATCGCAATCTCGAAGATTCCGACGATGACTCACTCCTAAAAGAATACTTTATGGCCACCGAAGACGTCCTCGACGCTGACGACGTAGAGGTACTTATGGAGGACTATAAGTTTGATGAAGACCTCGATGAAGAGGTTGAAATTAAAAAGGCTAAATTAGCCAAGAAGAAAGCTGTTGCTAAAGCTCGGAAGTTCTTCGAAGAGCAGAAGGAGAAGTACCAAGCCCCTCTTGAGTCAAGGGGTGCTGGTTCTCTGGAAGACTCCGAAGAATACCAAAGCTATAAGCAATATGTTGAGCAGGCAAAGACGTACAACGAGGAGCAGGCGCGTAGGAGGGAGTGGTTTGACGAGAAAACAAACGAGGTGTTCAGTGAACAGTTCAAGGGTTTTGAGTTCAACCTCGACGACAAGTCCTATGTGTATACCCCTAGTGACCGTGGTGAATTGAAAAAGCTACAGAAGACTCCAGAGGCTTGGTTAAGCAAGTATCTGGATGACAAGGGCTTGGTCAAGAACGCCAAGGAATATCACAAGTCTTTGGCTGTTGCGATGAACCCCGAGAAGTTTGCCCGATTCTTTTTTGAGCAGGGAAAAGCTGAAGCGGTAGATGGAGTCATGCGCAAGACGAAAAACATCAATATGTCTGAACGCAGCGCTCCGCAAGCCGTATCAAAGGGGGAATTCAAAGTTCGAGCCGTAACGCCCAGTTCGGGTAACGGCTTGAAAATTCGTAGTACAAGAAACAAATCTTAAGAAAACATGGCAGGTTCAGTACAAGTAACCCCGGGGTTTCAACTCCAGCCGAGCGCAGACCAGATTCCGCTCTCGACGAATTACATCACCAATTTCGACTTCCTCAACCAGTATCTCCCTGATACTTACGAGAAGGAGTTCGAGCGTTATGGTAATCGCACAGTAGCATCGTTCCTCCGTATGGTGGGCGCGGAGTTGCCATCCAATTCAGACCTCATTAAGTGGGCTGAGCAGGGTCGCCTCCACACCAAGTATGTTAGCTGTGGAACTACTGCGGCTTCGGCAGCTCCCACCGCTATTATTCAGGTCAATGACATCTTGAACGCTAACGGATTTGTTGGAGGCCATACGGCGAACAACATCGCTATCCGCGTTGGACAGACGGTTATGATTGACCAGAACAACGGTACCGGAAGTAACAAGGCTATTGTCACCGACGTCGACCTTGCAAACAATCGGATTACTGTGGCTTTCTATGACGCTACTGGATACGTTGGTGCTGCGGGTGCTTTTGCGGACACTAACCTTACCATCTTCATCTACGGTTCTGAGTTCTCAAAGGGCACGAACGGAATGGACGGTTCCCTCGAAGCTGAGGACGAAATCTTTGAGTGCAGTCCAGTCATCATGAAGGACAAGTATGCGGTCAACGGTTCTGACATGGCTCAGATTGGATGGATTGAAGTGACCACCGAGAACGGTGCTAACGGATACCTCTGGTACATGAAGTCCGAGCACGAGACCCGTCTCCGCTTCGACGATTATCTCGAGACTACTATGCTGGAGGCTATTCCTGCTGACGTAGGTGGTGCCGGCTCAGGTGCGGCGACTGCTGGCTTCAAGGGCACCGACGGTATCTTCTATACCATCGAGACTCGCGGCAACGTCTGGTCTGGCGGTATCCCCGCTGCTTTGGCTGACTTCGATGCAATCATCTCTCGCTTGGATAAGCAGGGTGCTATCGAGGAGAACGTCATCTTCGTTAACCGTGACTTCGGGTTCGCCATCGACGATATGTTGGCTGCTCAAAACAGCTACGGTGCTGGTGGTACGAGCTACGGCTTGTTCGACAACGACGAGCAGATGGCTCTCAACCTTGGCTTCACGGGCTTCCGCCGTGGTTACGACTTCTACAAGTCTGACTGGAAGTACTTGAATGACCCAACTATGCGTGGTGGTCTCGCTTCTGGCGGCATCAACGGCATGATGGTTCCTGCTGGAAGCACTACGGTCTACGACCAAGTGTTGGGTAAGAACGCCAAGCGTCCGTTCCTCCACGTCCGCTACCGCGCCTCTGAAACTGAGGACCGCCGGTATAAGACTTGGATTACAGGTTCTGCCGGAGGTGCTGCTACCAGCGACCTCGACGCGATGGAAGTCAACTACCTCTCTGAGCGCGCAGTCTGCACTATGGGAGCGAACAACTTCTTCTTGTTCCAAGACTAATTCTAACCGGGTATTGGGGGCGCAATGGGCGCCCCCGCTATCCACCCTCAAATAAATTATTATGAAAAACAAAGTATACCGACTGAAGCGGAAGAATACCCCTATCGCATTTATGATTCCCGGTCGTGGAAATTCACGTAACCCACTTCTTTATTGGGACGAAGAGCGCGGAGAGAACCGCCCCTTGCGTTACGCCCGGAATCAAAAAACTCCATTCGAAGATGAGCAGGACGGAAATGCCGTTGTTGAACCCATTGTATTCGAAGACGGATTTTTAAGCGTACCAAAGACTAACCCTGTATTGCAGGAGTTCCTTCATTACCATCCTATGAATGGTGTTAAGTATGAAGAGGTCAACGAAGAGCGCGACGCTGGCGCTGAGGTTGAGCAGCTTAACCTTGAGGTAGACGCCTTGGTCGAGTGCAAAAACATGAACATCGAAGCCCTTGAGCACGTCTCTCGCATCCTCCTTGGCATCGACCCATCTCGTATCACCACGTCGGAATTGCGTCGCGATATGCTCATCTATGTGCGCCGAGACCCAGAGACATTCCTTCGTGTGGTCAACGACCCCGACCTGAAGTTGCAGTCTAAGATTCAGAGATTCTTCGACGACAACCTGCTTTCTTTCCGCCGCAACAAGACGGAGATTTGGTTCAACGGGCCTACGAATAAAAAGAAACTCGTGACTATTCCTTTCGGTGAAGACCCTGTGGCTTTGGCTACGTCCTATCTACTTAGTGACGAAGGACTCGACCACCTTCGGGCCCTCGATGTTTTAATTTCAGAATAGTACATTTGATTTATGGATAGGTTAATTTCTTTCACCGTCGAACCTTCTGACGGAACCCCGTATCAGAAGTTGGTTAATACCGACAGTATTCTACCCGCTCTGAGTACCGGAGCCTTTCAAGTCTCTGGTTTCTATGGCACCTTTGCGAGTCAATTAGCATGGAATGTAGCCGGTGAGCTTCGTGTTGGTGGAGGAGCCGCCAGTGTGAATGAGCTTTCGGCCTATATCTCCAATGCGCTGCTTTCTTTCAATAGCGTTTCAGGACCTATTCAAGTGGTGGAGCCTAGCCCGATTTTCAAAATCACAAACCTTACAACGCAATCATGAGTGCTAAGTTTTTAGGCCCTTTCGTCTCTTATGAAGGTTACGACCCTTCTGACACTTCCTTTGACAACTATCGCACATACGTGAACTTCAGTAACGTCATGGAGATTTATCAGGATAGCGAGGATGCCGAATATATATCTATGTATAGGCATCTTTATATGGGGACTTCTCCCTCAGGCTCTTTTACTGGCGCCTACCTTGAGTTTTATCCAACAGGCGGAGAGGGCGACGTGTTAGCTGATTCTGATTACGGATTCACTAAGTTTTTGAATAGGAACGTCAGTAACGTCCTTACCTCTTCTCCCGAGCAGGTCGTTATTAAACCTGAATACCCTCAGAGCTTAGCAGCGGTATCTCAGCAAACTTATTGTTCCCCATTCTGATGAAGACGATTTCAATCCCCCGTTCTCGGCAACTAGCAAACGTAGAGAACAACATGTTTGTGAGTGTTGCAACGTGGAACTCATTTGATACCAGCACCTTTGAGTTAGTGTCAAACGCCTCTACCTTCATTACTTCAAACGTTCAACCCGGATACATTGTATTCAACCCGGAGAATTCTTCTAGTTGGGCTGAAGTCGTGAGTGTAGATAGCGAGACTCAGCTCACCCTCAGCGGTGCTTTTTCTACTACTGTTATCGGAGGAACTACTGAGCTAAAGAGGTTTAGTATTGTTCTTCCTGCCGTAGCCTTCTACGTCTCGACCACAGATTTGGCTACCGCAAAAGAATGGTGGTCTACATATAAGGTTGGTGACAGGATTCAGTCTGTAGGACAGCAGAACAAAACCGTAGCAAACCTTGCTGTGGCTACCATTTTAGATATCACTATCGATGTTGATGCGGGCTATGCAGAAATGACGGTAGATAAGCCTATGCAAACAAACAACGATATATTGGTATACAAGCAAGGCGATATTTCGGCAATCCCGGTAAACTACATTAGCGGCATTCAATTTTATCGGTCCTTCGAAACAAGCGATGGCGAGTTTTACGCAGATATTGCTATGGGCAACGGTGACCAGTATTCCTTATACCCACTTACCGAAGTGCTGAATAGTGCCGAAGACGTGATTGCGCTTCAGCCTAAGTTTGAGGCGGCTATTATGAATGCTGTTTCGGAGGTGCTCCGCGCTCCGTGGCCTACTGCAAATGCCATGATTGAAGATTCATATGGCTGGGACCTCTTATTCAATTAATAATCGGTATCACTTACTACCAGAGAAAGCCACCTTCGGGTGGCTTTTTCGTTTGGCGCTATCTTTAGGGAATGATTAACTCCGTGCGTAATACGGTCTTGTCGATTCTGAACAAGAACAACTACGGTTACGTCTCTCCCTCCGACTTCAACCTGTTTGCTAAGCAGGCGCAGCTAGAGATTTTTGAGGGATACTTTACCGACCTCAACAACACTATCAACGCAGAGAACGCCCGTATGTCGGGCACGGACTACGTCGATATGAACAAAAGCATTCAGGAGTCTATCGACATCTTCTCTGTCACCAATGTCCTTACTCAACAGGGTGGCCCCATTTCTAATACGTTTAGTGTGCCATCCCTTGCAACTACGGGTGACGACTACTACCTACTAAACAAGGTGCTTTGTTTGAACAATGGCGTGTATTCTGCTGAAGCTTCTGCCGTTAGTCACAGCCGCATCACAATGCTCAACAACTCAAACTTAACTGCGCCGTCCGCTCAGTATCCAGCGTATGTGGTTCAGGGCAATACCCTTACTGTATTTCCAAACACGTTTGATGCGGCGGGAGATGTTCAGGCCCAGTATATCCGATACCCCTTTGACCCTAAGTGGACATATACAATCCTTGGCAACGGTGAGCCGGTGTTTACTCAAACTGGAGACTACCAAGACTTTGAGCTACCGATTGACGACGAGCCTAAATTGGTGTATCGCATCTTGCAGATGGCAGGTATTAGTATCCGCGAGGCTGATGTGTATGGGTTTGCCAAAAACGAAGAGGCACAAAGCAAACAGTAATGGCGTACATCACAGACTATCAGTACTACGAGAACGACGGTAACGCACCCGAGAATGCCAATTGGGGCAGCTACCAGTACGTCTCGTTAGAGGACATCGTCAACAACTTCCTGTTGATGTATAGTGGCAACCACTCTTCGGTCAACAACGAGGAGCGGTACAAGGTCTTGTTTCATGCCAAGCGTGCTATACAGGAGTTGAATTACGACGCGCTCAAGGAGATTAAGGTTCTCGAGCTTGACGTGTGTGATACACTTCGCTTTGTGCTCCCCCAAGACTATGTCAATTGGGTACGTATCTCCCTGTATAAGGACGGAGTTCTTCGACCGTTAACAGAGAACATCCAGACGAACTGGAGCTCTGCGTACCTACAGGATAACAACTGCCGTATCCTTTTCGACGAGAACGGACAGATTCTAAGGCCCCAAGACTCGACCCTAGATGTCAACCGCATTGCCGGAACCAACCGCAGCATATACCTCAACGAGAACAGCCCCTTAAACGGAGAGGAGGGGTACTACTACGAGGGATGTTGGTATTTCGACTGGGCTATCGGAGCGCGGTATGGCCTCAATACCGAGACGGCTAACGCCAACCCTACGTTCAGCATCAACAAGAAGGGTGGCGTCATCAATTTCAGCAGCGGCATGGCTAATGAGCTTTGTATCCTTGAGTATGTCAGCGATGGCATGGAGTCGGGAGACAACTCTGAGATTAGCGTAAACAAGATGTTTGAGGACTACGTGTATGCGTACATTCAATATGCTATCCTTGACGCTAAGCTGGGCGTACAGGAGTACGTAATTAGGAGGGCCTTAAAGAAAAAGAGTGCTTTGTTGCGCAACGCGAAGATTCGTGTAAGCAATATCCATCCGGGTCGGTTGCTGATGAATATGCGTGGTCGCGATAAGTGGATTAAGTAATGTCAAATCTGGTAAGGAACTTCATCAAGGGGCGTATGAACAAGAGCGTCGACGAGCGTCTTGTTCCCCAAGGAGAGTATATCAACGCTGAGAATATCCGCATGGGTTCCACTGAGGACTCGGAGATAGGGGCGGTAGAAAATACCAAGGGCAATACCCAACTTACCACGCTGGTGTACCCACCTACGGGAACGGTCTTAAGCGATAACGCCACCTGCATAGGGGCGTATAGCGACGACGCTAATGAGACGCTGTACTGGTTCGTTCATGACCCATCCTTTACTGAAGGAGCGACAGGCAAGCTTGACCTTATTGTTTCCTTTAACACGCGCTCCGAAGACCTCGTGTATCATATCGTCAGCATCGACGACGGTGGCGGAGATGATACCACGCTGAACTTCAACCCACAGTATCTGATAACTGGCATCAACTTGGTTGATGGGCTGCTGTTCTTTACCGACGACGCCAATCCGCCACGACGAATTAACGTTACACGCTCGTACCCTCAGCCCGTAGCTAACATCGACGACAACGAGCTTGGAGACAGGGTTATGGTTCTTAAGGGTATTCCTCTTGCTTCGCCTTCTTTGGCGCTCATTGAGGTAGACAACTCCCAGAACAACTATATGGAGGAGCGCATCATCTGCTTCGCGTATAGGTACCGATATGAGGAGGGTGAGTACTCGGCTACCTCACAGTTTACCGGTCCGGCATTTACTGCTGGCTCTTTCTTTTTCTCTGCCGAAAGCCTTACTAACGAGGGCATGGAGAACCAGACTAACAACGCTCTGGTGACCATAAACACAGGCGGCAATCTAGTCAAGGGATTCGACCTCTTATTTAAGGAGATGGACGATAGCATCGTCCGCGTTATAGAGCGGTTTGATAAGCAGCAAGACGGTATTCCCGACGACTCTACATTCACTTACGAGTTTGACAACAGCAAGATTTTCACCATCCTTCCTGAGAGTGAGATACTAAGGCTGTATGACAACGTCCCGCGCTTAGCACAGGCGCAGACCTTGATGGGGAATAGGCTCGTCTATGGCAACTACCTCGAGGGCTATGACCTTATCGAGAGGCCCGGAGTGCCTATCCGCCTCAACTATTTTGTTACGCATATTAAAGAGGAGCTTGGAAACGCGAGTGTTTCTTTCACCATCTCGAACGCCACTACCTATCTGTTGGATGGTCAGGGGCTGACACCGAACCTGACGATGGAGATTACCATCACAGACTTCACTAACGTGGAGATGGGTGACACCTTTGAGATATCGGTCGAGGCAAACCACGAGTCTTGGACTACTGTTTCTGGAACGTCACCCACTTCTACTGTTCCTGTCGACTCTGTTGTTTCTTGGACATATACCGTCGACGCCGACTACAATACGTTGGCCGATATGTGTACCAGCCCCGGGTTCTCCAACAGCTTAGGTACCCCAACAAACATTGAGACCGACCCGGCCCTTTATGCCAACTCCGACCAGTCCATCTTTACCAATGCGTGGAATAACATTTTCCCTCTAACGGCTACTGGTGGCACTCCCGACCCACAAAACTTGGTGGGTACGGGCGTCAATCAAATCGGCGACTCTATCCTAGGTACCGTCGTTAGTGACGATACGTTCCGGCTTCTGTTCCCAATACCTAAATACACCAGCGGTGGTACCACCTCTTATGAAAGCGTTGGTTTATCAGAATCAACTAGCAGGGTTAACTACTACTCTGTTGGGGCACAGAGGAGCTTACACAGCAACCGGAGTTACGAGGTTGGCATCGTGTATATGGATGCCTACGGTCGCTCTAGTACTGCGCTCGTCAGCGAGCGCAATCAAATCCACATTCCTTGTGGCGACTCTATCTTCCGAAACCAAGCAAGGGTTCAGATTCCGTATTGGAACCCAGCTCCTTATTGGGCTGAGACATACAAGTTCGTCATTAAGCCCGACCGGGAGGGGTATGAGACTATTTACTCAAACTACTATTTCGAAAATGGAGGGACGAAATACTTTCTGTTAGAGGGCGAGCAAGCTGCCAAGGCAGAAAAGGGAGACAGGTATGTTGTCAAGTCTGACGCTGGAGGCGCAATCACCTCGTGTGAATACATAACGGTATTAGAAAAAAGCATTATAGGAGTAGGGGCCCTTAATGAAACCCCTCCCCTTCCAGCTATAGCGGGAACATACATCTCAGTCAAGTCTGCTGAAACGAACATCGACACCAGCGTTGACTTCCCGTTTTATGATTCCGGTTCTCAAAAGGAATGTGCTGGAGTGTTGGGTGGTCTTTTAGCGGGTCTTGCCGATGTCCCGCTCGTTGAGATTGGCAACATCCCTACTTACGCAATAAACGCTGGGACTAGAATTACCATAGTCATAAAAACCACACGGGGAGGAACTGGAGACGGGAACAACGCTTGTGAGTCAAGGTACATGAAGCTTGAGGAGTCGTTCACGGTCTTAGAGGACTATACCGACTTTGCGGATTGGTTTTATGGCAACCCCGAAGTCGTAGCAAGGCTGCAATCTCATGTTGTTGAGACGGGGGGCAACACGGAATATCCTGTTATGGTTATTAGTAGTGGCCCATTACCGAGTGGAGTCCAACAGCCCGATTCCATTGCGGATGGAGGCGTATTCATTAAGGTCAGCACCAGTAATGGTATTTCATTCGACGTCAAAGGGACGGGCTCTTGTGGTTCTGCAACTGGAGCTGGTTTTAACTCCAGCAGGAAAGGCTGCGTAAAAGTGCGGGTTCAAATAGTTCCAGCAAATGAAACTATAGTCTTTGAGACCGAGCCGCAAAACGCATTTCCCGACCTATGGTATGAGTCTAGCGAATCCTATGACATCGTCTACGATGCGGTGACAGGGAACCGCTATCACCGAGGGAACCTACAGAACCAGAGCGCCACACAAAACGCTATCGTAGACACAGGGTTTTTCAACTGTATCACTTATGGCAATGGCATCGAGAGCTACAAGATTCGCGACTCGATAACTGGTAAGCCGATTACTCTTGGCAACCGCGTCACCACCGTCAGTGAGCAGGACTACAAAGAGATTCGCCGCTTTGCCGACCTGACATACAGCGGGGTATACAACGACGAGACGAACCTCAACAAGCTCAATGAGTTCAACCTTGGCTTGCTAAACTTCAAGCCGCTAGAGGACAGCTATGGGCCTGTGGCTAAGCTTTTTGGTAGGCGTACCGATATCCTAACGTTGCAGGAGGATAAGATTAGCTACGTCTTAGCGGGTAAGAACCTACTTACCGACTCTACGGGAGAGAGCGTAGTCACATCCATCCCTGAAGTGTTGGGCACACAGGTGGCCCGCGTTGAGGACTTTGGCATCAGCAATAACCCCGAAAGCTTTGCGGAGCGCGGACCACACAAGTTCTTTACCGATGCCAAGCGCGGTGCTGTCATCCATCTCTTTGGAGAAGGGCAGAAAGAACAACTCTTGGTTGCTAGTGAGAACGGAATGCGTAGCTGGTTCCGCGATGAGTTTATCGCAAGCTTTAATACGCAGAAGCTCGGCGGCTACGACCCATATATGAACGAGTATGTGTTGGCAAGCAGCGACACGCTACTCCCCGGGCCTCCCGAGTGTATCCCCTGTGGCGTTACGCAGACGTTCCTGCTTAGTAGTCCGGGGCAATCGTTCTGTGTTGATGTAGGCGACTCTGTTGGTGATGTAACTGTTTCTTACACCATATCGCAAGACAACCCTGCTGATACGATAGACATTTCTACCACCTATCCTATTGGTGCTGCCCCGGTAGTTACTTCGGGCATTAGTGAGTCTAACCCTACGGCTATACCCATCATCGATAAGAACACCGTTCAAAATGGTGTGGTCAATGTAGACGTCGACTATGCTGGAACAGACAGGTTTATTTTGAGCATTACGGTATCGTGTCCCGATGCGGACCAGATTACCGTTAAGCTCGTTACGCTGACACGCCCTTCTCAATCGGGTCAGTTGATTCATAACGAGTACCGATGGGATGCTGGGTCTTTCAATTCCCCTTTGCATAGTGAGCAGATAAAGTTTGCGGTTGGAAGCACCCTTCCTGTCATGAGTCAGTTTGCGCAGTTCTCTGGTTCGCAAGGCGGTGGCATCATACCTACCGATGGTGCTAACGTAGAGATGCGTTACAACAGGTTTGGGAACGACAACTACATACTCGACCCGGCTGACAGGTTCTACTACTTGCGTAGCAACACCGACTACGCCAACACCCCTGTCGACATTGAGGCTCTGCGTGCTGCTGCACTTCCCTCCACAGGCATTGTGCCTGCCGGAGGTCCGGCCTTGTATACCGGGAACTTCACTATGCCTGCCACCGGGGACTTCTTGTATCTCATTTGGGATTACTCTTCGGCCCTTCCTACCGCTTTGTGTTTTAGTGCATCAAAGGTTGGCGCGTGTTGCGAGTGCGTCTGCGACCCCGCTAACTGCCAACAGTACACTGTTTACAACGCAAGCAGCAGCAATATGACGGTGGAGTATACCGAGTGTGGCGGCGGCACCGAATATGTTACCATTGCTGGTAAGAACACAATCAGTTTGTGCTCAGACACCTACCCGGTTGCTATTTCTGGTCAGACAGACTTCATGCAGGTGACCATCACTAATTGCGAATGTTGACATGGGACTTATATCCAACTACTATTTAAACGGAACTACGCTCACCACGTCTACGAACATCTATTCTGATGCGGCACTTACCACGCCGGCCCCAGACGGGTTCTACTCGCAGAATGGATTCTATCGTGAGGCCGTGGCGGGAGTGTTGGGCACAACACAGGCGTGTCCTAGTTGTATCTCCTCGTGCCCATTGAATATCTCTACGCTTATGTCCTCTACGGGTCTGTATAGCGTTGAGGTTGAGATTAACGCTACGGTTGGCGCGGTCATTATTACGTTCGACCCACGCTCTACTCCGTATGCTATTCGCGCTACATACAACAACACGGTATACAACGCTATCAGCTCCCCTGTCGATGGATACCACAAGGCCACCTCAAGTACGAACCCTACGTACATAGGTAATGGCTCCGACCCGTGTGCGTCTACATTGGTTTCAAACTCTCCTTACGGTGCGGTAACAGAATACAACTGGTACGACACAGCCTTCTACGATACGGGCAATACTAGCAGCGTTGTCGTTTCTGCTGGCGACGCCAGCTTTACTACTGGAGCTAGTCCCGGAAGCTGCGTTATGGTCATCCCTAAGATTACCACTCCGTCAGCCAATCTATTGATTGAGGTGGTAGAGCCGGCATCGTGTACGGGTCTTGCGTCCCTCAATGTCGCGTGCCCTGTTACTCTTTCTTCTTTCTTAGGCTCTGATGTTGGAGCAGTTTGTGGAGCTGGCATCAGCAACACCTATTACAACGTCCCTGTTACTGGCACTGTTGGCGCCCCGGCATTGTACGACTGGGTCTTCTTAGACGAAAACGCCGAAGACGCACTGCCCGATGGAGACTACATTTTTGCTGACGGAAGTAACGGAACGCCACACACCATTACCAATGGCATTATCACTAATGTCGGAACCCCCTGTCCATAATGCCGTACACGCTTACATACAGTCCACCTGCTGAGGGCTGGCCTTCGTTCTATTCGTTTGAACCAGAGTGGATACAGGGCATGAACCAGTACCTGTATACGTTCAATGGTGGCAACCTCTTTCGGCACAACACCAACGAGGTGCGCAACAACTTCTATGGGCAGCAGTTCAACAGCACCATTCAAAGCGTCTTCAACGACGACCCTATCGTCAATAAGGTTTTCAAGACATTACAGATTGAGGGCAACAGACCTTGGGCCGCTACGTTTACCTCCGACCAGCAGGACGGGAGGTTTATGGACGTAGGGTTCTTTGAGAAGAAGGAGGGCGACTGGTTTGCTTTCGTTCGTACTGAGAACAACAACCCCGCTTTACCCGATGAGTACGCCCTGCGCTCTCTCAGCGGCATTGGTATCAGCGATGTAGTTGCTGCGGGTCAGGTCGACTTTGCATTGACGGTAAGTATTGGAAGCATACTTAGCATTGGCGACTACCTGTACTATGCCCTTCCCCCGCTTTACGATTCTATTGTCTATGCTGGTGTGGTTACATCTGTTAACGTAGATATCCCTAACGGAATCAACCAAATCCTACACAATAACGGAGGCATTCCTACCCTTGTGCAAGACGCATTATGGTTGGGCATCAAGAACCAACAAGCAGAGTCTAACGGACTCCTTGGGCACTACGGAGTCTTTGAGCTGACCAACACCGATACCGAGGCTGTGGAGATGTTTGTGGCACGGACCGAAGCTATGAAGTCGTATCCCGGCTAAGCGTTACTTTTATATTGATGGAAGAGATTCTGCATAACATCCATACCGAGAGAGGTTTGATTTGGGAATCTATTGAGGATTTGCACAAGGTCATGTTAAAGACCGAGGGTGTGGCGCATCACCACACCGAGGCTATGGAGGAACTCTTACCCGTCACTCATCACATTGAGAACGGGATGTATACCCGAGAGATTTTTATGCCACAGGGGGCTTTTGTCGTAAGCTTCATCCACAAGCAGAACCACCCGTCTTTCTTTTTGGAAGGCGATATGTCTTTGCTCATGGACACCGGCGAGGTCAAGCGTATCAAGGGCCCTATGGTGGTGCATACAGAGGTCGGAACACAACGCGTGGCATACATCCATGAGGATACGCGCTGGGTATGCGTGTATCGCACCGACGCAACGACGGTAGAGGAGGCAGAAAAAGACGCATACACCCTTGACTTCAGGCAGTTGCCGGAGTCAGTAATACAAAAAAAATTATGGCAGGAGCACTAGCAGCAGCCCTAATCGCTGGCAAAGCAATTACTGCGGCGGCAGTCGCAAGCGGCGTCTCAGGAGCGCAAATGATTGGCGGCACGATAAAGTCTTTTTCTGAAGCGGGAAAAGCTAGGCGGCGAGGCATCAAGGCTGAGCGTGCTGTCACAGATAGTCTCAAGGCTGCAAGGAGGCAGATTGACGTGAACACGGCTGAGCGTCTGTCTATCCCCAAAGAGCCTTACGAGCTTATGCGCGAGGCTGCACTCGTCTCTGGTGGCACAGGTATGCAGGCTGGCGTCGAGGGGGAGACCCGTGGTGCAGCGGCTACAGCGGGCCGCATGCAAATGGCCAACCTTGCCAACCAGTCTCAAATCCGAAGCGACATGGGCAAGGATATGTTTGAGATTGAGAAGATGATTGCTGCTGACGACCTGCGCCGTAGGGAGCAGATGGCGGGCATCTCAATGACGGAGGCGGAGGGAGCGGCTAAAGCTGCCCGTGACGCAGAAGAAGACCGCGCGGCATATATAAAGGGCGGCTTCAAGGGCCTCACGGCAATTGGAAAGCAGGCCCTTAGTAGTTATGCTCAAGGCAACTTTGAAAACGCGGATACCGATAGGGCAAGACGGCGCTCTGCTGAGGAAAGCGTTGGCGTATTAGACTCTCAAGGAGTTCCCGTAACGCCTCAAGATGTAGATATGTCTGGTTTCGGTTTCGACTATGACGTCGACGGCGTCCCCGGCAATAATTTTCCGCCACCACCGCCCGATACTTATGTCACTCCGGGAGGCAATGTCGAGGCCCCTGAAGAAGGGGACATTGGATTTACTGGTCCACCACAACCGCCTACCGCACGGGAGCTAAGGCAACAAGAACGAGCTGCTCGTCAGCGAGCGCGTCAACAGCGGCGTGCTGGAACAACGTCTTACGACCCTGTATCTGCTCAGATGGGCCCGTCGTCTGCCGGCGTAGGTATGGAAGGAGAGATGTACCCCGGAGGTATCCCCGCCCCGCCCTCTTCTACGAGCTACGATACGGAGCCTATGAGCCCCGAAGAACGTCGTCGCGTCAGGGCTCGGCAAGAGTACGAGGAGCGTGCTGGCAATGCTGGTGGACAAAACGTTGCGGGCCCAAGGGTAGAGCAACCTGTAGAAACGCAAGTCGAGTTCCGTCGGCGACGCGATGCCGAGGAGCTACCGCAGCCAACGCCACAGCAGGCCGCGCCAACGCCACAGACAAGCCGCTCTTCCGTCCCTCCTATGACGCCACAGGAGCAGGCTGTAGCTACCGCACAGCTCCAGCAGCGGCGGGAGATGGAGGCTACAATGAGGATTGAGCGTGCCGCAGCAGGCATGACCGTTGGCATGAGCAACGCTACTATAACGCCAGAGCTGGCCGCTTTCTATGGTGTTGAGACTGAGCTATCTCCTCAAGGTAGAGAAGGCGCCGTACCACCAGAAAGAGAGGCTACAGGACCACGTTCTGTTACCGACCCTACTGGCGGGGGGTCTGACACCACTTCAACGGCCACCCCACGACCTCCAGCTACAGATGTTCCATACCCTCGAACAGAAGAGGTCAGGCAATCATCCGAGCTTTTGCAGGCCCTGACGGACAATAAGATTCCTGTGATTATTTCTCAGCCGGCGACACCGCAGGTTGTGGAGGAATCCAATGCAGAAATGAGAAGTGCAGGTGAAGAAATTGGACCCGCCACTGCTAAAATGGTTGAACGGGCTATTGAAAACACAGACCCAAGGAACCCCCTTCCGGTACTGATGCAGTACATAGGAGTTCAGGAACCGGTATACATCCCCAATCCTGAAGGTGTTAAGAACGAAGAGGGCGAAATAATTAAAATCCCAACCGACAGTACCGGTGCCGAAAACTTTGAGGGTGAGGAGTTTGTCTCAAAATTTTGGGATAATCTAACCGGATATAAAGGGAAAAAAACACAGGACCGTTTAACTGAACGAGATGCATGGTGTGCTGCCTTTATGAATACAGTGCTCGTAGATTCAAACCTGACGACGGTTAGGGGAGGAGTGGCTAATGAAGCAAAAGCTTTATCGTATGGTTCAACTCTTATAGGAGAAAACATATACACCAGTGAAGAGGGTGCTAAGAAAACCCAAGGGTATTTGAAGAGTATCGCTGACAAGCGTAAAAACGACACCCTAGAAGATTACGGAGGTAATCCCAAGGCTGGTGGAAACCTACGTAACGCACGGATTGGAGACGTGGTTGTTATCAAAGGGTCTGGTGATGGATATCACGTTACTGTTTTTGCTGGGTTTGATGACGACGGAAATATGCTTGGCGCTGGAGGAAATCAAAGCAATGAGGTAAATATCACACCTTACAAGACTGATAGAATTACGTCCATCCGACGTCCTGAGGCAATGGCTATGTCAGAACAAGATTTAGAGGCGGTAAGCAATCTTCTGGTGGGTAGGGACGACGCAACTAAAGCATCCAGTAGGTTCTATGAAGAATACGACCCCACTTTTGTTGGCCCACCGCAAGCGCCTAGGGAGTATAAAAATGAGGGAACAGCAGAAGTTGCAAGCACACTATGAGCTATTTTAAGTACGCGGAAAGGTCAGCAGAGTCTAGGGTAGACTGGGGGGAAATCAGCAAGAGCATGGTCGACATGCTCAATGAGCAGACACGACTAAGAAACCTTAAGCTTGACGAGGCCCAAAAGCGGCAGACAGAAATCAACACTAAGGCGTCCGAGGCGCCGATAGGTTCCGATAGGGATGCCAATGCTACTACATCAAACTTTGCTGGAGACGTCACGGAGTATTCCCTGATGCTCGACCGCCTGTGGCGTAGCGGGAAGATGGACTACCGAGAGTATATGACTGCCACAAGCAACCTCATGACTGGTACCACCGCATACTTTAAGCAAAAGGAAAATTACGACGCCACATACGAGGAGCACGTAAAGCGCATGCAGCCTAACGAGAATGGATTTATTCCGGGCTCTACGGTGGAGGAAATTGCCTTGTCTCGGGCAGAGGATTTTGGGAACTTCAACAAATACAGACCAGAAATCGATGCCCCAACAGGGAACCTGTTCCTAGTAAACGACGACGGCACACGCTTTGCTGGCGTGACCGAGCTTGGTGTCGATGTGCTTTCCACCTACAACCGTATCAACCTTACTGAGCAGGTGAAGGGCGTAGTGGACAACGTAGGAAGTCGTGAAGTAATTCTTTCTAACGGAAGGGTAGCTACCGTAGCCAGCGCTCTAGCCGAAAGCGAACGCACCGGCGATGAGGCAGCTACCAATGCATATAAAGAAGCTGAGAGCGGGTATATCTCCAGCATCCTTGGCGTCAATGACAACGCCACTACGTCCACCCTTGCCGACTACTCTGGCAACTTTGTCAGCGGGTATATCACTGATGAGGAAACCTTGAAGCGTGCTTCAGAGGTCGATTCCAACGTGATTATTATGATGCCCAGCCCCAGAGATTCTCGTAGGTATATCGGCGCCGTAGAGGACGACATCACCGATGAGGATTTTAAGAACTACATCGTCGGCCAGATGGGCGTCGAGGAGGGCAGCGAGCAGTACAACAACCTCGTCAACAACCGAAAGAGACAGAAGGGTTTGGCGGAAGGTTTTGTTCGCAATATGATTCGCGCGGGCTTAGACTATACGGAGACGGAGCGGGAGGTAACTCCATATAAGGCACCCTCTTTAGAGGAAAGGAAGTATATGGATGATGTGAGCGCGAGAAACAACATGGCGGCGCATTGGATGACCATTCTTACTGGTGACCCAGAGGCTAGAGACGTAGCTATTGCAGCCCTTGAGACGCAACCTAACGTACAAGAAATCGACGACGCTACCGACCAAGTCATTGTAACCTTTGTAGATGATTCAGGAGGTACAAGCCAAAAAGCATATCCTAAGACACAAGTAGGGAGGCGGGACCGAACAACAGAAGGTGGGGAGCTGGTTGCGGCCCCAAGGCTTAATGTACATGATTGGGCTATTACGGGAATGGATGTCCATAATTCTGCCGAGGACCAATTGATTAGGGCTGGAGTACAAGCGGGGCTGATACAGGTAGGTGAAGACGGTGCGGTGACAGGAATGGTTTCAGCTGACACGTCTACCGGAATTGGGACGCGAACCAACATCCTTGAACCTGTTGACTTTGGCAGCGGGACTATCAAATTGGCGCTGCCTGCTGATGTCAAGATTAAAAACACCTTGGTTCCAAAGGGTACTGTAACAGAGTTTACTCCTGAGGGTGCGCTCGAAGCAACCATGAAGGTGTCAGAGACTGGTCAGGATTACGAGGAGGGCGTTAGCACCGTGCTCGACGCCATGTTCAACGGCAATATCGACACCTCTCAAATCATCTCATTCGATGAGGACGTTGTAAGCAGCAAGACCGCAGAGCAGATAGAGCAAGACGTTTTGCGCGTGATGATTCCAGACCTTATGGAATTCCCTCTGTTTATTCCTATTGATTCAGAGCATAGTCCGGCAGAAATCAAAGCCATAGTACGAGAGCTTGAAGACGCGGCAAACAATAATGTTATGGTGAGCGGAGAAAACCTCAGGGAATTCATACAGAGTATCCGTGACGAAGACTATAGGAAGCTGGTGGCGAACACAAACAGAATTATGAAGGGTACTTCCGATTTTACTCGAACAAGCCGAGCATCTCGTACTTCTCCGGCCCCTTCACCCGAAGCTCCACGCCCAGTTCAGATGCGGTAATCTAGCTATATTTACTTCATGACAGAAGTAAGGCTTGGACCTGACAATGCGTCGTTTACAGAGAAGGTGAACAATGAGTACACCAAAAACATCTACCGGTACGTAACCGAAATCGACAAAAGCTTAAGTAAAGACTTAAGCGAGATAGACTTCGAGCGTGCTGTACAAGACGAGGCGTATGCAACTGAGATGTACGGGTTCATCTCTTCACACGACAATACTTTTAAGGAAGACGTTTCGCTGGAACAGTTCCTTTCTTCAGTAAAAAAAAAAGAACTCGAGCAGCCTACGGAGTCTGTATCGGAAGATGGTTTATCGGAGTCTCAGCTCGCTACTAGGCCAATTGAAAGCGAGCGTATACTCGGCGGTCTATCAGACCGCAGGTTTGAAGTTCAGCAGGAGGCTGAGCAGCGCAAGCTATCGGGCATACCGGAAGATGAGCCTATCGACCTTCCGGAAAGCTTTGTCGTTGCTGACGAGTTCTATACTCCAGAACAGCGGGCGTTGCGCCAGCGGCGTATCGATGAGTTTGATTTACAAGGTGACGCCGAGGAGTTTCGGCGTTATCAAGAGCTTATGGACGCCCAAGGTGAGGTTGAAATTCCCGAGCTCACTACCGTATTACAGAACACTAACGTAAGCCAAGACAGTGTCGACGCCTTGAGGATGGCGTATGGTCAGTATGGATTTCGTTTTGAAGGAGACGTTGCTGATGGCAATGGAACCATAGTGGCATACAACAACTACTTCGGTGATGCTGCTGCGATAGAACTTAAAGTACATAATGGAGAGGTTCTCGGTATCGAGCAGCTTAATGTTTTTTTAAGCAACAACAAGGCTCCTGTTAATGCCGTTACACCTCAGGAACGGTCCGAGGCGGAGCGGGCTTTACGCATACAGGAGATGCGACGAGGTAGTCGCAAGCAGCTTGACGGTCGTGTCGACACACATAACCTATCATTTGTTGAGCAGAACGGAAAATACTTGGTGTTTCCAACCCTGTTTCCAAAAGACCCCACATCAACGCTTAGTAATCCATCTGCGTGGCTTGACCTGAATGAGGAGCAAGCGTTAGATGAGGCCAAGCGTCGCGACGAGGTGTTGTTTGTGAATACTGAGGAGGAAGCAAAGGCACTTGTCGACGGTAGCTGGCAAGACTTCGACACCATGGACCTCGAGGGCGAGCGTCTATACCGCGAGTATGGTCGTGACTATTACGCCGAGCGTCAAGCGGGTCGTGACTTGCAGGATATGATGGACGAGTACAAGGCCATCGAGACCCTTGAGTATGGTACACGAGTCGAAGACAATGAGTTGGTGAGAAAGTACCCGCAGTATTTCATCGACGGAAATATGGTTCGTGATGACATGGGTGACAAGAAGAAGGAGCTTGAGTTGAGCATCGATATTTTGTCTGAGCAGATGGACGAAGAGGAGCTGGAGAGACTCAACGAAGACTTCGATTCTATCCTCGATACGCGACTAAGTGAGCGTGCCACCCGTGCGGCTTCAATAGGTCGTGACGCAAGAATTCTGATGGACGATGCCAAGGTCCGTGCCCAAACACAGTTCGGCCTTAACATCGAGGATTTGGTGGGCTCTGAGGCCGCTGACCCAAGGGAGTTTCAAGAGAAACTTAACATCGTCGAGACCTATGCAGCAGGAGCTAAGGAGCGGTTCCAAGCCGCTCAGATGTATGAGCAGGCTGAGCTTTACTTCGACAAGAAACTCAACAAACAGATTACAGGCATCCTCGTAGATGGGGCATCCAACTCTTGGAATAATGAATGGGAACGTAGTGTAGCTCGCGGAGAAGCTGGCATATTGCTTACGTCCATGCACTTTGGCCTTGGCCCCAATGCATCTCGTGAGGATGTAGTGCGTGCTGCGGGTCAAATGCTGGACCACGAAAACAAAAACACCGGGCGCTCTAAAGCCCGTGTCAACGATGCCGCTACATGGGGACAGACTAAGGATGCGTTCTTTGAGTCTCCTCTTGACTACACAGCGGCGGTGCTATCCGAGTCTATTGGTATGCTTATGCCTCAGGTTTTTAACTGGAGGACAGGCGGAATGATGGCCGCAGGTGCTGGAGTAGGCGCTTTAACGGCGGGGCCCGGAGGCGCACTCGCAGGTGCTATAGAGGGACTAGGCTACGCAGCTACGGGTGCATTCGCCATTGCTGAGTATGGCCTTGAGATGGGTCAAGCTTTTATCGATGTGGCCATGGAGGAGGGCTACGACCTAAAGGACCCGATACAGGCTATGCGTGCTGCTCAGGACTTAGAGATGTGGGAACGCGCTGAGAAACGAGGCCATCAACGCGGTGTTCCTATCGCAATTGCATCTGCCCTGAGTAACCTTGCGGCTGGACGGATAATCACAGCAAGTAAGTATTTACCGGGTAGGGTTCGAATTCCAGCACAAGCGGCTGGGGTGATGGCTGAGCGGGTAACTATAGACCCTTTGTTTGAGATGGCGGGCGAGTATGGTGCCCTTGTCAGTTCTGGACAGTTCACTGGAAGTACGGCGAATTGGAAAGAGATATATGCCGAAGGCTTGGGAGCTATGGGTCAGGGGGCTCCAATGGCTGTTTTGAATACGGCCAGTAGGATGGTGCGCGAGAACAGGTTCAAGATGGCTGTGGGCCTAATGGATATCGGCAGCCTCAGTGAGGAAAGGGCCAACCTCGGAATGATACAGCGTTGGGTAAACAATATGGAGAAGCTCGAAAAAATCTCTCCGGAGATGGCAGAGTATATCCGTAGGAACGTAGGTCTCTTACGTGAGGCCAATGTATTGTTGGGGCGTAAGCCAAACTCCAGAGGCAGGTTTGCTGACCCTGAGGTAACGGCTCGTCTTGTGCGTTTGCTTGAGGCCAAAAAAATTATTGAAGGTGACGGGCGTTCCTCACAGCAAAACCAAAGCGGTGCATTCTCTGAGCTATTGTCACGCATCAACGATGAGATAGCGGAGACTGTAAGGACGGGTCGCCTCTCAGAGGAGGGGGTAGAGTTAAACCCTTCGCAGCGAGAGTTTACTCCGGGCATGGAACCAGACCTTAGTCAAGAGGAGGAGCTGGAGTTGCTCGTGGCTAAAGCAAGGCCCGGCGTATATCAGATTGACGGGTCCTTTATGGACCGTGTCAAGTTCGTAAACACAATAAAAGAAGAGAAGGATATTAGAAAGCTCAAGAAAGCCGTCGTCCTTAACGACCCCCTTGTAGCCAGCCTTTTAAAAATACAGCAAAATGCCATTCAAAAGCGAAAAGCAACGCCGCTACCTGTGGGCGAACAAGCCCAGTCTAGCGAAGAAGTGGACGAAGAAGTACGGGTCGACCCCCCCACGCAAGAAGAGCTTGATGACTACAAGGAAGGCTCGTTAACGAGCGAGCGCATTAGCCTCATCGAGGGTGACATCGTAGAGATTCTGGCATCGAAAGGTGAGCTCGATGCAATACAACAGCAGTTCTATGAATTCAATGCTGAAGAGATAGACCGTCGCGTCACAGAGTTCAATGCATTTGTAGAAGACAATGTCATTACTGAAGACGGCAAGCCTGTAACAAAAGAGAACTTAGGGATTATAGCCAAGGCAAAGAATGCTGTAGCTGCCCTAGCCAAGAACTTCCCTGAGGTTAAGGTCGTGCTCCATGACACAAGAGAGTCATATGAGAAGGCTTCTAAGGACACGACGGGGTCCGGGACATACTTGTGGGACCAGAAAGAAATCCACATCGACCTTACCACAGCTAATGATAGGACGGTAGCTCACGAAACCTTCCACGCTGTACTGAGGAATAGCATCGACGAGTCTGATGTGAGGGCCCTGATGGACGACTTCGTAGAGACGTTGCTGAAAGTATTGCCCGAAGACTCTGACATTTTGTCTCGCCTCAACGAGTTCATGCAACGGTATGAGGAAGGTGTCCGAAGCGAGGAGTTCGTGGCTGAGTTCTTTGGTATGGTGGCTGATGCGTATCCAGAGCTCGACGTCAAAGAGAAGGGTGTCGTCGCCCGTTTCTTGGAGCGGCTGGCTTCCATGCTCAACATTGAGCTCAACCTCTCTACCGACCTGAACAAGCGAGACAAGCAAATCCTGTCTTTGCTGGAGACGCTCTCGGGCAAGGTGGCTGAGGGTAAGACCATCACCAAACGAGAGATATCCGCCTTCAAGGGTCTTACAGAGACCAAGAAGAAGACTGACCCAGAGGTAGAGGTAGAGAGTGTATTGCCGAAGAGGAGCACTCTTGGTTTCTCTGACAAGGAGCTGGTATTGCAGTCGGAGCGTGAGTTCGGGAAGAACGGAGCTGTCGGAGTATATGTAGACCCCGACACCGGAGAGATTGCAGCCGTGGTTGCGATACCGGATAAGACCAGCGACGCAAACTACCTTGGGTACAAGAGGCTCTACGAGAATGGTAAGGCCACGAACAAGTTCGCAATCAAGGCTGACCTTAGTACGGCGGAGAAAGGCTCTACTCGCCCTGCGTTTGAGGCTGCTGTCGAGTCGCTACCCGACGACCACGTGTTGGTGGAGGCGGACAACATTTCCTCCGATGGCATTACCCTGTGGCTCAACCAGCTCCGCAACAAGTACGCGCCAACAGGAAACGTGTTTACGGTGC